CGTTAAGGCATGTAAATCTCGTCTCTCAATGCGCCGTAACTTTTGGAAAAAGTGGAGTGAGCAACGCGGGGATATTGTGCAGTTGGCAAAGACCTATTCCGTCACTACCGACAGATGGTCCTCTGTAAATGGATAATTATATGGGGGATAGTATCCTCTAGTTAATTAACTGTTATCTTTATCTGGAGATTAACCATGGAAAACATGGAAATGCCAATGGCTGAAATGACCCACGGTCAAATGCGTGTTAAGGCACTTAAGTTACGTACTGATGCGATGGCCTTGCCAGTGACCGACCCTAACCGTGCTGACCTGATGCGCCAGTACCGTGAATGTCGTGCAATGTGCTTGGCCCGTCGTTGCAACGGCTAATCAACCATTTGGTTGGTTAAAATATCGGGAGCTTCGGCTCCCTTTATTTTTTTGTTTTCGTAATTTTATGTAAATCACCTATTTTGGAGTAACTAGCTATGCCGATAATTTCACATGAAGTTACCGAGACTATAGAAGCTGTCACTCGTCCGGTAATCTACGCGGTTGCTAGAAACCTACTTCAAAGAACTGGATTGAGTTTAGATGCTTCAGTTTACCTTAATAAAGGAGATGGTCAGGCCCGTAGTTTAAACAGTGGCTTAAAAGAAGCACAGGACGAGGCCACTTTTGCGCAGGATAAATCTCGCATTCAGGTAAGTATGGAAGAAGAGTACATGGATGACGATATGTTGGAGAGTAAAATCCCTGACAGTAATACCAACCCTGCTTTCATTGACCCCGTATTGGGCATCAGTATTAGACCTATCTACTACCAAACCCGCATTACCCTGACCATTGAAATGTATTTTAAATCTGAGTCGGCTGGGAGTAACTGGGTTAACGGCATTCGTCGCCGTGTTGGTAACGGAAGACAAGGGCAAAAACACACTGCGGAATATCACTTTGCTATTCCAGAGGTGTTAATGTCGGTATTGGCTGAACTGTACACTCTACGTGAAAACAATGCGGGTTATGGGGAAACGTTTAGTCAGTATTTGAAAAATAACTTCTCTCACCTAGTAACGGTTATCACTAACCAGGCTGGAACCAAGAGTCAGTTCGCCGTAAAGGAAAAGCAGACAGGTTTTAACGGATGGTTCAGTTTTGAGAAGCCGCCGGAGCTAGTGCAGAATACCCAACAGTTTTCGGCATCGTTTAGCTATACCTTTGAATATCAAAAGCCTGCGGCGTTTGTAATGTCTTATCCTTTAATGGTACATAATCAGTTAGTGCCTAAAAAGTTACGATTGATGGGTGAGAACTATAACATGTTAGTCGACCCCAACCATGCTGATTACACCAAAAGCCGTTTCATGCGTTTACAAGGTGGCCCTATTGTACCTGGACAATCTATTGGTGGGATTAGTGTGCCTAACTGGGATGAATGGTTACCGCAACGAGTGCGCCGCCATTACTCAACCTTACTACGTTGTATGTTGATGGTGGGTAATGACCCGAGGGAACTGATGAACTTGGATAACATACCAAATCTTCAGATTGACCCCATACTGCGCGAGTACATGGTTAAGCATCATACCTTGCTGACCACCAGCTACGCCCATCCTTTTCAGGTGGTGCTGTACAAGGATGGATTGCCTTTACGTGAAGATGCATTAGTAGTAGACGAAAACTTTAATGTGTGGTCTACATTCGATTTAAACCCTCGCCATCAGTATCACCTGTGGATTGGTTGTATGACCGACTTATCAATGTTAAGTGACAATGGGGTTGATGGTTTAATTGCTGATGGGGAAGTCACTAAGCAGGTTATTCGTGTTGTAGATTCAACGTATGATATTAGCAAGGTCCATGTTCTAGACGATGGCTCCATTAGCCTGCCGCGTTGGAACAAAATTAAGACTGAGTTAAAAGAATCGTATAAACGCTACACTAACCGTTATGAAAATAACACCTTAACAGTAGGTCAGTTTACTGTTACTGCTCAGAATCTTGGGAGAGACTAATGCCACTTGTTACTGAAGAAGAAGCGGTCGAACCGATTGCACAGGAGCAACCCCTACGTCCAAGGGAGACTCCAAAGAACTACCAGGATAATGTGGTTGATACCAAAGAGGTTGACCACAGTTCCTTACTGACCTACGTAAGTGGGTCTAGTTGGACAGTTAACTACTATAGTCAGATATTGGGAAAAGACCAAGTTGGGGTTACCCAGCAGGTTGACCAGAATGGCGTGTACCAGCAGTACAAAGAAATTAAAAACTTTGAGCTAAAGGTACAGTCGTCACTGTCTCAAGACCAAGACCCTGAAACCAAGGTCTTTGAAGTAGTGGGTACCAGTAACCTATATCCAAGTATCATTGCCAACACTGGGGATATGTTCATAGCGGATGTAGGAGATGGGCGTTCGGCTATCTTTACTGTTACATCAACCCGTAGACTAACCATCTATCGTGAAGCCGGTTTTGAGATTAACTACAAGTTAGTTAACTACACTACTGCCGAACGAATGACGGATTTGATTGGTAAAGTTGTTGAGAGTGTCTTCTTTAATAAAGAAGGCCTCAGGAAAGGCGCTAACGCCTTTGAGACGGCGTCGGAGTTGGTAGAGCGACAAAGTGTAGCCGAGCTAATAGAACGTCTCACAGGCTCATACACGCGACGTTTTTGGTGTGATGAATTTAACACCATTGTATTTCGCAATGAAAACGATGACCGTATCTACGACCCCTTCCTTGTAGACTTCATGAAGAAGCTAGACGTTCCATGGGTAAAGATTCCTACCAGTTTAAACTGTAACGGAATTGAAAGTCTAGATGAGCCAACTATCTGGACTACAATGGTTGAGGGTAACACATGGTTCCCAGACCTCATTGAGTGGATGGAAGAAGTGTATCCTAGTACGCTAAGTCAATTACCCACTATGGGTGGGATTGCTTGGACTACGATGGAACTTGTACGTGTACCGATGGTTGGCAAGCTACCTGCTGAGCCTGTCCCACCTGTACCAGTTGACGCGGACTATCACCCGACTGACCTAGAAAAGCATTATGTCTTATCTAGTTGGTATTACAATAAACAGCCGGACGGTATGTCTAAACTTGAACGCTACCTAAGTATGTGGTTTGAAAACAAATCATTAGATACCACAGAAATTATTCGGTTAGCAAAAGAAGCGCCTACCTGGGATACCCTGAGCCAGTTTTATCAGATACCCATTATCCTGACGCTTCTGTTATCACTAGAGAGATAAACGCTATGCAACGTGACGCAACCCAAACCGCAGTCTACAAAATCTTCCATTGGAAGTATCAATGTAAAATACCAGAGATGGTAGTTTATTCCGATGCTGTACTTGAAGAGTTCGGTACATTCGTCTCTGGAGACGAAGCGCGTGACGTTAGTAACGCAACCATGTTGGTCGGTGCAATCCGTACAATCGCTGAGCTGTGTGAGATAAGCGCTAAGGGATTTAAGATTGAAATCGAGGACAACAGAAAAGCTTTTGAAATGTACAGCTTGGTGTGTGAGCATTTAAAAGACTGCATCGAATACCAGAAAAATGGTTTGTTCGGTCGAATGCCCCCCATGGATGATTTGAAAAAGCTTGACAAGTTTGCGGCGTATATCTACCCACAAGCGCGCTGGCACTTTGTTGGTGAAACTGAGACCACCAGTAAACTCATGTCCTTCCTATCGCGTAGTCGTACTGGTCGTAAGACAGAGGAGCAGGTTAAGACTGCACCAGATGCACACGTACCTATTACTACTAAACTTGACACCGGTATGTTAACAGGGACAAGGCAATGGAAGTAAGAAACACGACTCTATACGAGGAGATGTTGAAGATAATCAACGTACCGGCTACACACCCAGAGTTTATGTGGTCGGTTACTTTGTTTACTCCTGAGGGCGAATTGGTTTTAGATGATGTTAAGTCAATGTCAGTCGAACGTGACTACGCACAGGACTTCTCAGATAAAACCATGCTCAACTTCATGATGGGGATAGGGACGTACACTAACAAGGTGTATCCCTATAAAAGCAAGTTAACTGTCGAGATTGTTAAGCGTCCGATTGTTGTAGGTTCTAATGATACGCTAGACCCTAACCAATACGCCACGAAGGAAGTTTATCGTGCTGTGTTAGTTGACCAGTCTAGTTTGGGGCTCAGGGCAGGTAGTGAGATGACAAGCGATGAGGCTAAGGGTGACCGCTCACAACGCATCCAGGTACAGCTTCAGTTAATTGACCCGCTACTGGACGCAATGCGTACTAAGTTTATCTCTGGTATCTTTGAGGGTACGTGGGAAAACATCCTTAAGGCACTGTGTCGGGCTAAGCTTCGTAAGGAACCGTGGGAGAAGGACGTTAACCTTGAACGAGTACATCAGCGACAGCAGTATGAACTAGCAGGGGTAGACGTAGTTGAAACGGATAATACCAATGACCCGAAACAACTACTCATTCCTGTTGGGACACGCATTGTTGACCTACCCGACTACATCCAACGTAAGTATGGTTTGTACACCACGTCACTTGGTAGTTACATTGAACGAGGTGAGTGGTATATCTGGGGACTCCATAATACCAAGCGGTATGAAAACTCAGAGAGAACCATTACGGTCGCTATGATGGACAGCGGGGTACTCCCTGCCACCGACAACTCTTACATCGTGGAAGAAAAACACGTTAAGATAGTTGCCACCGGAAACATCCAACATTTGGACAACACTGAATCCACACTTCAGAACCTAGGTAATGGAGTAAGGTATCAGGATGCAAACAAACTGATGGATGGGTATGCTGAGACCATTGATGGTGTAACCCACATCAGCCGGGGTAAAAACCTAAGGGAGTATTTGGTAGAGCCACGGGAAGATAACCTGAATGTGATTCCGTACGCAAAACAGCGTATGACCTCGAACCACTACAAAGAGCTGTCAGAGCTTAATGAGCGCAGGGGAACCATTGTAGCAGTTAAGTGGGAAAACTCCGCACCGGACGTTCTACGACCCGGTACACCTAGTAAACTACTGTACTCGGCGAAGGATGAGGTGAAGAGCGTTGAGGGAATATTAATTGGTTGTGTTCATGCGTATGCAAAAGAGTCACAGCGTTACACTGACCAACGAGTTAGATGTAATAGCCAGTTAGTCTTCTGGGTTAATCGCGATATCACCAACCCGGCATAATGAGGAGGCCTAGGCCTCCTCTGCTTTATGCTGTTTATTTTTTTCTTTACCAAAAATCTTATTCCAGAAAAGTGCAAGACCTACAGTTAACAGCCCATAATAGGCAGCTGCCCCAATCATCGCTGACCGAGGCAGGTCTGTGTAACTAGTAGCGACAGTAAACAGCAGAAATAATCCCAAGGTGAATAATAGGGCTCTCTGCTTAAAGTTCACAACCTGTCCTTAAAATAAACGTTTGAACATCGCTTTAAGGCGCGTCCAGAAACTTTTTACTTCTTCTGCAATTTCTTCAGAAGATTGCTTGGCTTCGCCAATAGCTTCTACCACGTCTTCCGCTGCATCTTCCACAGTGTTAAGCACTTCAGTAACAACGGTATCACTTTTAGTAATATCCTCAGCATGGATATCTACAGTGGCCTTACGATGTTCAGCCAACTCAGCGTTGGTCATCAAAGGCTTACCAGCTACATCACAAGCACCACATTTACTGTAACGCCCATCGGCAGTGTTGTTCTTACGGAAATCATCGATTGGGTGCACAACGTCACAAGCACGGCAGTGTTTCAGGTCACCTTCAATGTGGGCAACGGCAGTACCATACTCTTTACGCAGTTTACGGGTTTGAACTTCGATTACGTTTTTACGTTCGCAGTTCTTACAAACATCGCGACGCTCTCCCGATTTAACACGGAATTGCTTTTCGCTTTTGGTTTTCTTACACTGAATGCAAGTCTTCTTTTCTACAGCAGCAGTCATCATTTACTCCTAGTTACCACAGACAAAAACAAATTTAGTCATAACATAGACAAACTAGAGTAGGGGTGTTAACCCTACTCCCAGAATGCATCATCGTCAGAACCGATTGGTCCCATTCCAACTTTCTTAAGCGCAGCGCTTTCGCCCAGTACGTCGTCCGGTATTGCCCCAACTTCAGCAAACTTATACACGGTGTATAAATCTTTCTCTGGGGTAATGAACGGCATACGGTGCTTACCACGGTGTGCAGTTAAGAATGTTGAACCATCCCCTGGACGTTCTAAGTTAATGATAATTTCTAAGTCAAGTTCTTGGTCAATCTGTTTGGAGTCTGCCCAATAACCTTTGTTAGCTACTTCCTTAACAAAGTTCTCACAGCCATTTCTCAATAACTGTTTAGCATCCGATGATAACTGATGTGCAGTCAATAACGTAATGCCGCGAGGGTTAGTATAGTTTCGCATACGACGGAACAGGTCACGGATTAACGCAGAGTCCGTACCGCCTACGCAGCCATCTTTAGACATCATGTTAAGATAGTCCAAAGAACACAGGTGAATTTCATATTCACGTTCGTAATCACGCAGTAGCGATACAAACTTAGAATACGTAAAGTTTGAAGGGTCAAAACGAAGGAACTTAAAGTGATAACCGTTTACCGTCAATTTCTCGTGAACGTATCTGGCCGCCTCATCCAAATCAATGTTGGGGTCACGAGTATCGAAATCTTCAAGGGTCTCGTTTTCTTTAAGCCACTTGTAAAGAATCATCATGTTATCTTCAGCAGCGTTCTCAAGAGAGATGTGAAGAATTAATGGTTTCTTTGTTTTGTCCAGCATGTAAGGGATGTTGTACATTGCTACCTGACGGGGTAGGTGTAGTAACATACCAGATTTAAAATTGTGTTGCAGTGCACCGATACAGACTTCGTCACCACGACGAAGACCGCCTACCTGACCTAGCATTTGGTTAAAGCCCTGCCAACCTAAACGCATAACTCCTTCGGAAGAGTTGGTAGTACGCGCTTTCATTAATGCATCAGCTACTGAGGTAAGATTACCCAAGTCAATTTCAGATACCATCTCATCATGGATTTTCTTACCTGACATTGATTCGGCAAAAGGTTCCAGTTTAGCGGATATGTTTTCAGGTAGACTTGGCCAGTTAATTGACCCGTCATTAAAGTGCGTATCCATGTACGCCTGCTTAATGATTTCTTTTACCTGTTCTTTATTTAGCTCAACGCGTAATTTGGTTTCTGCCCGCTGAATGGCATCGATGACTTCATCTTGACTTTTAAGTGGGGCTAAACTTGCTTCTAGTGCGTCAACCAGATAGGTTTCATCCGCTACATTTACTCTAATTCTTTGAAGCAAGTCATCGCGATTGAATGCTGCAGCTGTGCCCTGTTCTAACATCCAGAACACTGTAGCTTTTAAAGCTACAATTGAATCTCGTCCGCTAGCAACTTCGGACACCGATTCCGACACCTTAATCTTATCCGCTACTGAGCGTACTAGAGAGGTGTTGTCGACTCCTGCACCTTCATACTCAGCTTCGCGGTATAAAAGAGTAATCGAGTCGACTAGAACTAGTTTGTGGTCCATTGGCTATTCTCTTAAAAAATTCTATTCATTAACAGACGATTAAGGATACTGACATGCAAGTATTGATTGTACCTGCTTGGCTGAGACGTAAACTCGAGGCTAACAACTTACCCTTAACCGTGTTATTAGATACTGAACGGTTGTCTTCTATATTAACTAAGGAAGATTTATTTTTTCTTCTAAAGGCAAACAGTCCAGAAGAAAATCATTTGGTATCGGATTACGCGGCTATCAAAAGCGACTTTGAAGAGTATCTCTTCTGCGACAAGTTATATAGCTTGTTTGCGGCAGGTGAACTAGAGTTGCTGCAAGCACAGTGTTTCCCTGAAGGTGACAAACCAAACGACCTTCTTATATATGGGGATGTATTAAACATGGGTGATGTAGAAACTCGTGCCTTTAATTTACATAACTATGAAACGACTATGCTTCAACCAGACGTGGCTGCAGTAATAGTTAAACCGTGTGTGTCGGCCGGTTATACTACCGCGTCGCTAAAATCTTTCCTGGAAGTCCTACAGGGACAAATGGGATACGAACAGGTCGCTAAGTTAAATTCATTCAAACGTTTTGTAGAAAAAGTTTAGTAGAACTTTTAACTATAGTATGTGTGGTTGTCACTCCTTAGGGAGTTTCTTTAAAAATACGTATTTATAAGGAAGAGAAGAGAATGTCTCGTTTTAATTCTTCGAAAAGCAATATGGTTGGCGTAGCACAAATCGCTACTCAACTAAAATCTGACATCACCGCTCAAGGCGATGACTTTATCCGTCCTGGTAATGCCGAAGCGGTAACAGTGTCTATTGAGTCTTTGGACCCACAAGCCCTGTCTCGCCACGAAGCAAGCTTTGGCGATGTACGCAACAGCATCATCGCTTCTTTGGAAGCGGCGAACATTGAAGTTGACCAAGATGGCGTTGGCCTTGAAGCAGCATCTATCATCGCGATGGGTCTGGGTAATCCTGAAGATTACCATTCAGCGGCAACTCGCGCTACTGTTACTGCCGGTGACAACGTTACTGTTATTCCTGACGCACAAGGCGTTCCAGCAATGGAAGCTTTCGACCAGAATGCAATCGGTAACTACCAGCATTACTCTCTGGCGTTCAACCTGGAATCAGCGCAACAAGACGAATTTGGCGAAACTCTTTTCCCAACTATCGTTCTTACTGCAGAAACCGGTGGTCTGGATGTAACTATCGAACAAACAGTTGTTCACCGCGAAGTTCGCCGTGCTACTTCTGGTGACGTTAGCGACTTCAACAAGAAGAAGGTTCTGGACGCTGTGGTTGACCACACTATCCTTGAGTCTGACACTACTCGTATTTACCCAATCGTTCTTGCCGACGGTTCAAATGCGAAATTCTTTGCTGACGACGCTGTTGTTGGTAAGCAAACTATCGTTGTTGACGGTGCGGAAATCACTACTGCTCCTCTGAAGCCAGGTGTTGCAGTTGACCTGTTAGCGGTTAGCTCTTCTTCTCCTCTGAACAACGGTCAGGAACTGACTGATGAAGACAGCATCGACAGCAATGCCGGTCTGGATACCATCTACGTTCAAATCAGTGACGCAGCTGCTACTAAGACATCTGTCGTTGCCATCAACGTTAAGAACCTGCCTCGTTCAAGCTTCTTCAAGTCGCCTGAAGGTAAGTCTGAGCGTGAAATGAGCATCCAGTTCTCAACTGACACTGTTGTGATGACTAGCGGTCGTCAAGACATCGCTGGTGCTGCTGCAGAAGCTCTTGCTTCTCTGAACGACCAGAAGTTGAACGTAAGCCTGCAAATGTCTGGTACACTTGACCTGGAAACTGGTGAGCTTAAGCTTTACAACCCAGCTCCATCTGTATCTGGCCTGTACGCTGCTGACGGTACTCAAATCGCTGTAAACAGCGGTGCTGGTAAAGCACTTGTTGACAACCTGTCGTTTGAACTGGTTGGTTACACTCTGGAAGCATATCACTCAAACGCTAACCTGCGTCACCGTGGTATCCTGGGTAGCCACACTGGTAAAGTTGAGCGTTACTCAATTGGCTTCAATGCGCCAATCACTGCTAAGGCTCCAATCAACGATTCTGAGCGTCG